CATCTGTATTGATAAGAACCAAATTTTACAACGTCATCTAATCTGTAATAAGTTGTAGGAGTCCAATCTCCTTGAAATGAAACTCCTTCACTATAAAGTGTAAAGTTTGCTAAATTTATGTTTGCGTCACCACCTGAAGCTGATGTATGTTCAGTTGTAACTCTATATGTTCTTCCCCCATACTTAACTAAATCATTTAATCTGTATTGAGTTGAACCTGCGTAATCACCTCTAAAAGTGATACCGTCTGAATATTGTTGGAAGTTAGATTGATTTAAAACATCACTTGATGAAGTGTGAGCAACAGTACAACGATATTGTTTACCACCGTAAGTTACTAAATCGTTTAATTTGTACCAAGTAGCATCAGCATAAGCACCTTTGAAATAAAATGATTCTCCGTGTAATTGCCAATAACTTGTATATGTACCTGGTTGTGTGTAAAATAAATTTTCGTTAGCAGGAGATGTATGGTTTGCTATACACACATAAGTGTTACCACCGTATTTTACAATATCATCTATTACATAAGCTGAAGTAGTTGACCAGTCGCCTCTCCATTTAAACTTTAGTCTTCCTAATTTAAAATCTGCCATTTGTTCCCTTTATTACACAGCACTCTGGTAAGATGTTGTATTAACACTTGCCGTTGTACTTTCAAATGTATCAAAGTCATCACTTACTAAAGCTGACCTGGACACTTGTTGATTTGTTCTTTTTACTAAATCTCCACTACTACTATTTATAAGAAAAGTTGTACTAGGATTTGTAGAATAATTAATTTGTTGGTATCTATCACTATCGTTATTGAAGTATCTTTTTTTAATCTGACCTACTACAATACTCGCATTATTAACAGGTATTAGTGTAAAATTTATTTCTGTATTATTAACTAATGTAAAATTAGTGTATGGTTCTTGTCTAACACCATCTAAAAACAACGCAATTCTTGTTTCGTTTAATACAGGTGTTGATAAATCAAATTGATATGTTGCGCCATCACCAGTAAAATATTGTACATCAAATAACTCTAATCTTTCATCAACATAATCAGTTTCATCTCTAGCAACTAGGTCTGATTTTCCATCTTCATAGTAATTTGAAACTATTATTTCCTCTGAACCAATATTTGGATTGATAGATGTTAGATATAACATTCCATCTTTAGTCCTTCTAAGACCATTGAATGATTTTGATTTTTCTATTGGTTGTTTATTATCTGGTGTTAAATAAGGCATTTTATCTATTTATATTTTTCATATTTATTTAAGTAAGAATTAATATACTAGCTACAGCCTCCACATCAACTGAACTTGAGTCTGGAGAAGGATCAGCATATACTCTTAATATATCATTGTTTTCTAAATTTACAGGTTTATCTAAAGTCAACGTATTATTTACAGGCACCTCTAAGTTTTTACCAATAAATTTAAATGTTGAACCACCATCAATAGTTTGCAATACATTTACTCTGGCAGCACTTGTTTCACTTTTATTTGAAATATATAAAGCGTGAATAACACCTGTTTCACTAGGACCAGCAGTGTAAATATTACCTGTATTGTCGTTTACAACTGGAACTGTTATTCCTGCATTTTTAAATGTACTTGCCATTTTTAACTACCAAAAACTATTGAATATGCTAATGCGTCACCATCCATTGCAATTTGTCCAGAAGAATTTGGTAAAACAATTGTTCTATCAGCAGTAGGTTCAGCAACTGTTAAAGTTGTTTCATAAGCGTTTTCTAAATATCCTTCAAAAATTAAATTTGAACCATTTAGAGTAATATCGTTACTTGTTACAGCGCCTGCAGTTGTAACAGCCTCTAAAGTTACAGCACCTGCACCACCAACTTCTTTAACTGTACCGCCTGAATTTTTTGTATAAAGTTTACCATCAGTAATGTTCATTGCCAATTCGCCGACTTGTAATACACTAGCGCTTGGAATTTGACTTGGTGTTTCTGATCTTTTTATTTTAATAACTGTTGACACTAGAAATTACCTCCGTCAATTGTTGTAATTTCTACTTCACCTGAAGTTACAGCAAAATTATTTGAAGTAAATGAAGCAACTCCAATATTTGAAGTTGATGCTAATTCTCCTACAATTCTAATTGTGTTGTTATCAACAAAAGTATTAATTCCTTCTCCTGCTAAAAATTCTAAATTTTCTTCTAAATAAACTCTACCTGAAGAAGAAGATTCATCTGTTAAAGTAATAAATGGATTAGCAAGTTTTGTTGTCGAAATAGAACCTGATAACATATCATTTGTAATACCTAAATTCTTAACTTGTAGTGCGTCAGCAAAAACTTCAATAGAACTATTATCTACTTCTACATCTAAAGTATTTCCATCTTTTGATAGAGCGGCACCAGCTGTAATTTGCCCAGCACCTGAAAACTGTTCAAAGATAATGTTACTTGTACCAATAGCAGTTGTAGTTTCTGTTTGAACATAACCGTTACTACCATTTAATGTTCCTTCTTCAACAAATAAGAAATCTCCTGAAGCAACTTCAGCAATTGTATCAAAGTCAATTGCTCTTGTAAATACAGTTGATGATGTTCTTATGTAAATACCGTTATGAGCCTGATTACTTTCGTTCTTAATTAAAACTCTTTCGCCATCTGTTAGAGTATGACCGTCTAATGTAGAAATACCTGTAGATAATGTTAATGTTGCACCAACACCTGAACTACCATTATTGTAAGTAACTGTGTCGCCACTTTCAAGTGCCAAAGTTTGTGTAGTTGCAGCCTTAACTGAAGCGTGTACGTGTAATCCTTCAGCAATAGCGTCAACGTATGCTTTGTTAACTAAACTATCAGCATCAAATCCTGCTCTACCTTCATAACCAGATGGAACTTTAACAGCACCAGTGCCGTGAGGTGTTAAGAAAATATCTTTATTACTATCTGAAGTTTGAACAGTTGCACCGTTAATTGTTATGTCATCAACAACTAAAGAAGTTAATCCTGCAATATCAGTTGTAGTTGCACCTAAAGTTAAAGTAGAAGAACCTAAAGTAATTGTAGGATCATCAATCTTAGCGTTAGTTACAGCACCATCTGTTAATTGTCCTGTGTCAATTGATAGAGGTGTTACAGAAAAAGTAATTTCGTTATCAGTTACAGCAGTTGTAATTGATTGACCGCCTGTAAATGTTAAAGTTTCTGAAGTGTTGTATTGATCTGTAGTAGTACCATCTGATAAAGTTATAAATTGATTTACAGTTGCAAATGATAAATTACCAGAACCGTCTGTTTTTAAAAATTGTCCTATACTTCCGTCTGCACCTGGTAATGTAAATGTTTTAGAAGCGGTAACTGTATTAGGTGCTTTTAATCCAATGTAATTTGTTCCGTTATTAGTACCTTCATTAAATCTTATTTCACCACCGTCTGATAATGAGTTACCGATATTTAATCTGTCTATTGCTAAATTGTTATCAACTACAATTGCTGAATTTCCTGTTAGAACACCAGCTACGTGATCTAATCTTTCTGAAAACCATTGACCGCCTATAACTGCTATTTCGTTAGCATCTCCGTTACCGTCAACACCGCCAATACCGATGAACATTCTGTCACCATTATTGCCTTGTGTACCAGTACCGTATGTATAAGCGAGTTCCCCTAATTTGAGTGAATCAGGAGCGTCTGTTCCCGAACTTCGTTTAATCTGTATTATTGTTGCCATAACTTATTAAAAATTTCCGCCGTTAAATGTTAATGTACCAGTGGTAGTAACAATTTCGTTTCTACTTACGAATTTACCATCACTAGCTCTGTATTGTAATAATGCACCATCATTTAAATCGGTTACGTCAACATCACCTAATAATTTAAGAGAAAGAGAACTGTTTTGAACGGCAGAACCAGAAGGTAGGGTTACAGAAACTTTTTGTGGGCCACTTGATGTAGGGGCGTTAATTTTTGCTGTAATATTTGCCATTGAAACCTCTCTCTTTTCAATATTTATAATACTTTTAACTACTAACCAGTAGTTACATTAGGTCTTACAGTTATTATTCCTTCAATTACTCTTGTAATTGCACCAGTAGATGTTTGAGTTATTTCTACATCATAAACATATCTTTCTGGTGCGTCTAAAGCATTCGTTTGTGCAGGCGTTAAAGAAAGAGAGACCACACCAGATGTTGGATCGTTAGAAATTGTCGTAGTCATAGTTGTACGTGTTCTAGTAGAGGTATATCCTTTTGCCAACTTTGCCTCAGCTGTGTATCCAGTTAAATTAAATGCGTTTCCATTAGCGTCTTTAACTGTTATATCTGAACTAAAACTTGCGCCTTGATCTATGATTAAGTTTGCAATTGCAGCCATTTGTTATTTTTCTGGTTGTACTTTTTCTTTCGTTAATAATTCACTTATATTTTTGTTATAATAGTCTGTAAGAACTTGTATTTTTTCCAATTCGATTTCGTGTCTGACCTTAGATTGTTCTATTTCTTGTCTAGCAACAATGTAATTTCTTAGTTTTACACTAAATTTAGTTTCATCATACACTTTTCCATCTATTGTTATTGCCATAATATTCTCCTTGTTTGTTATATTTATATGTTTAATTAGAGTTATTTAGATTTTTTAACTCATATTCGTGGTGATCTCCGTGATCCCAACCCCACCAATTTATGAACTTTTGCCAATGTACATTTCTCGGTTCTCCATTTATATGACATAAAGTATTAACTAATCCAGAAGCGTGAAAAGAATATATGATAAAAGGTGAAATTAAGAAACATATTAATCTAATATCTATCAATGCTATCAAACTTATTATTACTATATGAAATTGTAACCAATATTTGTGTACAGTTTTTTGAAATTTACTTGTTATAAAATCTCTTATGATTAAGGGTGATATATTTTGCCCTTTCCAATCTAAAAGATAAACTCGTTTCCAACCTATGACTACAGGACTATGAGGATCTTTTTCAGTATCAGTATGTTTGTGATGTTGTCTATGTGAAGCACTAAAACTTAAAGGTGATCCTAAAGAAGTA